GAGTTCGCTGGCGGCGAACATCTTCGCGACGCGCTGCGAATGCTCGAAGTGCGCGGGCGCGAGCGGATCGTAGTCCGACACGGCGGCGGGCAGGTTCACGACGTTGGTGGCGATCTCGTTGGTCATTGCGCGTATCCCTTCTGAATGCTGGTTGCGATCTCGTTGGCGGCCCACTGCGGAAGGCCGATTTCGACTACACCCCTGGTGTAACCCGGCCAGCTATCATCCGCAACGCTTTTCGCGAAGCGGCGCAGGATCTGGCGCAGCTGCTGGTCGGCGGCGCTCGCGGCGTCGGCGGACAGGGCCGCGACGTAGCCGATGAAGGGCTCGTCGTTGCCGACCACCATGAACGCATGGGTCGGGCGCTCGATGCCGAGGATGCCGGCGACCAGCCGGTACATCGCGTCCCCGAGGTCGTATCTGAGATTGGCGGCGGTTTTGCGCCAGGAGTTCGGCGCGGGCGATGCGGTGGTCTTGAGGTTCACCGCCAGCCCGGCGCGTGCGATGTAGAGGTCGGGGCGGCACAGCAACGTGAGCCCGGTCTCCTCGTCGCGGGCGACCATCGTGACCTCGGCGCGACCGCCGGCCTCCAGCAGGCGCCGGGCGTCGGCGTTCTTCATCAGCCCATCGCGTATGCCGACGATCCGCATGTGGTCGGTGAAGCTGACGATCTGTCGGTCGCCCTGCGCCTCGCGCCACGCCTTGCCCTCGCGGGTCGCGAAGGACAGGCCGTCCGGCTTGACCGCAAACCGCTGGTGGAAGGCCTCGGCGCCCTCCAAGATATACGCGTGCGCGGCGGTCCCCAGCGCCATCGACGCGCTTGGCTCGCGGTGCACCCTGGCCGGATTTCCGCGCCAGAAGGCGTGTGCATGGGCCGGGCATTCGGTCTCGTAGGCGACGAGGTCGCTGCCGCTGACCGCCGGGGCCGCGAAGGCCTCGGCGCTCAGGTACGCCTCGAACGAGACGTCGTTGTGGATGCCCTCAGCGATCATTGGTGACCTCTTTCTTCATCTGCCTGTGGACCCAGCCGCGCAGAGCCGCGAGGCGGGACTGCTTCTTGCCGCGCGGGGCGTGGGCCGCGCGCTTGATCATGCTGCGGTAGACGCGCAACAGCCTGCGCTTCTCGCTGGTCATCGGCGGCCCTCCAGCTTGGCAAGCTCGCGCTCCAGCTCCGCGATCCGTTGATGCGCCAGCAGGTAGTCAAGCGTCTCGGGGTTGAGGTCGCGGGCCAGCTCGACCCGCAACTGGATGCGAGCGCGCAGGACGCCGGGCGTCTGCGGGATCGCGGGGGCGGCGGGGAGCGGCTTCATGCCAGCACCATGATCGCGGCCAGGACGAGGCCCATGAGGGCGTTGATCCAGAGGGGGCTCATCGGTCACCTCGCAGCCAGTCGGGATAGTCGCCGTCGAAGGGCTCGGGCGGCGTCGTGTCGTCGCGGATGAAGCGCGCCGTGGGGTCGGTGAGCCGCTCGACGAGGATCTCGGCGTCGTAGAGGACGCCGCGCAACTCGCTATCGGAGATGGCGGCGCAGCGGTAGTGTTGCGCGTTGATCTCCTCGACCTCCTTGGCGACCGCGCGCAGGATCGCCTCTATCTTGTCGTAGGCGGCGTGGCGCATCTCGCTGAGGCGCTCGACGCTGCGCTCGGCGTTTTCGATGTCCATGATCGCAGCCATGATCAGCCCTCCATCTCGGCGTGGATCGCGCTTTCGGCGTGGCAGGCCATCTCGACGACCATGTCCACCGCCTGGTTGGTCAGGTCCACGAACTGATCGCTGATCGCATTGTCGGTCGCGGTGTTGCCGGCGCCGACGTTGTCGAGCTGTCGGTTGCAGATGTCGCGCAACCGGGTGATCGCGGCGATGATCTCGCGCTCGGCGCGGATCTTCGCGCACTCGATCGCGCGCAGCGCGTCGTCGGCGCTCTCGACGAAGTCGGCGCTGCGGATGAAGGTCTCGCCGCGCTCGTCGTCGTTGCGGTAGGTCATTATCGGCATCGTTTGTCCCTCCTGGTTTCTGACCGGCACCACCCGGACAAGGCGAAACATACACCATCGCTTTAGCCGCGCAAGCGCTTTCCGCGAAATTGTGTGCTTGACCTCTACACCGCGCGTGTAGTAGCCGTCGAGACATGACCCTGACCGACTTCATCGCCGCCCTCGGCGGCACCTACGCCACCGCCCGCGCGTTCTCCACGACGCCGCAGGCTATCAGCAATTGGAAGCGTCGCCAGCGGTTGCCCGCCGCGCGGCAGCTCGAGGCCTTCCGCATCGCGCGCGCCAAGCGCCTCGCGTTCGACCCGGTCGCCGCGACGCGCCGCGAGGCCCGGCGATGAAGCGCGATACCGCGATCGAGCGCGTGTCCAACGCGCTGCGGGCCGAGGCCGGGCGCGCCTCGACGCAGCGGCTGTGCGAAGTGCTGCCCGGCATGGACAGGGGGTTGGTGTTGATGGCCCTCGCGCACTTGAAGCGCCGCGAGCTGGTAGACAGCGACTACGCTCCGCGCAAGCAGCCCGAGTGCGGCTGGACCTACTGGTTCACGCCCGCGAAGAAAATGCATCGCGGCTCGCGGTTCAAGGCGGCGGTGTCGAATGGCTACACCCGGCTCGTCGTCGAGTACCTCGACGCGGCTGGCGGCGAGGCGCCGATCGACGCATGGCTCGCGTGGAGCGCGCAGATTACGCATCGGGTGCGGCTGCACAGCGGCGTTCACAGCCTGCGGCGGCGCGGGCTGATTGAGGTCGGCAAGACGTATGTTCGGCTGACCGAAACGGGCCGACAAGCGCTCGCGCTCGGGCGCACGGTGGCTCCGATCGCGCCGACCATCGCGGATTTCGAGGACATCGCCGAGCCCGAGACGCGCTCGACCGATCCCGAGGCCTGCGTCGCGCGCGCCGAGAAGCTCTGGCCGAAGCTCATGCGCGGCCGCAGGTACGAGGACGTCCCGGCGCACCTCATCCGCCCGCAGCGCGTGCTGCGATGGACGCCGCCGCTGGTGGAGCGCAGCATGGTCGGGTCGAGCGGGGCGATGTTGGCCGAGAGCCGCGATGCGACGGGAGGGACGCCATGAGGAACAATCCGTTCTTTTTGAAGGGTCCGGCAGTTGTCTCGTTCAGCGGCGGCAGGACGTCCGCCTACATGCTCTGTCGTATCGTCCAAGCGCATGGCGGCGAGCTGCCGAGCGACGTCCTGGTCATCTTCGCCAACACCGGCAAGGAGATGCCGCAGACGCTCGATTTCGTGCGCGATTGCGGCGAGCGATGGGGCGTGCCGATCATGTGGGTCGAGTACGCCGACCACGACGAGGTCGCGCAGCGGTGGCGCATCACCAGCTACGCCGACGCCAGCCGCGCGGGCGAGCCGTTCGCGGCGCTGATCCGGCGCAAGAAGATGCTGCCCAACGTCGTCGCCAGGTTCTGCACGGCCGACCTCAAGATCCGCGCCATGCACCGCATGTTGAAGGCGACGCTGGGCTGGGACGAGTGGACCGAGGCTGTCGGCCTGCGCGCGGACGAAATGCACAGGGTTGCGCGCATCAAGGCGTCCAACGAAGGCAATCGGTACGTTGTCTGCCCGCTCGCGACCGCAGGGATCACGAAGCGCGACGTCGCGGCGTTCTGGGAGCGGCAGAACTTTGACTTGATGTTGCTGAACGTGAATGGCCGGACCCCGCACGGGAACTGTGATCTGTGTTTCCTCAAGCCAATTGCTACCGTGCGCGCCATCATGCGCGACCTCCCCGGCTCGGCGGATTGGTGGGTGGAGCAGGAAAAAGCAGCCGGAGCGCGTTGGCGCAATGATTGGCCTCCATACTCACAGATAGCCGCCAACGTAGAAGCAAGCGCCGACTTGTTTGCCGAGGACGGGCGGGCAACTGAATGCTTCTGCAATGGTGACGGATGACCCCCGCCGAAACCGCCCGCCGCGCGTTCCGGCAGCTCTACCAGTACGCGCCCGATCCCGAGTGCCCAGTCGATCAGCATCGGCTGGCGTTCTTGGTCCGGGTGGTTACCGCAATCGAGGCCGCCGGGCTGGCGGTCGTGGAAATGGAGGATGGACGATGAGCGACGACATCGTGGAACGGTTGCGACAGCAGGCAACAATCGGGGCTAAGAAGTTTCGCGACTTCGCTGACATCCCGCTTGAGTGGAAAGCCGCCGACGAGATCGAACGCCTCCGCGCCCGCGTGGAGGAGTTGACGGATGCGTTGATCGACGCCCGGCATAACGGTCTCATCTACTGGTCACCAATGACAGAGCGCGGAGCCGTGGAGCAAGCAAAAATGATGGCTCGTATCGACAAAGTTTTGAACAAGGAGGCTCAAGCCATGAGCGAGCGCTGGCAATCGATAGAAACAGCGCCACGGGATGGAAGAGCCGTCATCCTGTGCTGGGCTATCAACGCCGATGGCGGGCCAATCGACTGGACCGAAAACATGCAGACTGCTGGGGTTTTCGTTCAGGTCGCGTCATGGCGCGAAGCCATTGGCGAGTGGGCGGTCTACGCCGACAGGATCAGCGATCCAATCCTCCATTTCAATCCTACGCATTGGATGCCGCTGCCGCTGCCGCCCTGCAAGGAGGCCAAGCCATGAGCCTCCACACCATCGCCGCCGTCGTCGCGGTCGCGTCCTACATCGCCCTGTGGGCCATCACGATCACGATGGCGCTGCCATGACGCTCTTCACCGCCAGCG